TAGTAGGGTTCAGGTGTAAGCGATTCCCAGTAGGTAAATTTGGGTTGCAAGGTGAAACCTTGAGCATGACCCCGTTCTCTCAACACTTTTTTGTGGTATGACTTAGTACCTATCCAATCTTGTAAGGTAGCATTGAAATAGAATGTGGTAATTCCTTACATAATGAAGATAGGTGAAGCACCTCTTGAGCATACCACACCCCTTTTTTGTAAACTTGACTTTTTAATCATGTCACCTAATTTTGCCGAGTTCCTACTTGACACTACTAACAATGGAAATGAGATCCTAGCAGTTCTTGAGGACATTGTAGAAGTAGTAGAGACAGGAGGAACAGACCTATAAGGACAGTTTGATAACTGGCACATACCCCCTTCACAGGGGGTTTCTTTTTGTTATAATAAATGTATCCAATTCAGTTTAATCACTATGAGATACTCAGTACATTGCCCATCCGCACCCTATGAGAACTCTTCATTTGTTGAACTTGATGATTGTTGGGGTTTATGCCTTGATCTTTCTGAAGAGTATGGTTACGCTGAAGTACGTTATGGTAACTGTCTAATGGGTTCATATACCAATGGACAATGACAGTTTGATAACTGTCACATACCCTCTTTACAGGGGGTATTTCTTTCCCTATAATAAGAACACAACCAACGGAGTTTCCAATGCCTACAGTTTTAACAAGACAAGAGAGAGACTCAATCATTGGTAGTCTCCAAGAGAATGTCTTTAAGTGGACTGAAACATTATGTGAATCGCTTGCTGAGAACTACAAGCGTTATCACAGAAGAATGATTGAATCAAATGCTGCAAGATTCAATGCTGATGGTAGTAGAGCAGATCTATCACGCTACGCACAACAGCAATTAGATGCTCTTAATGATGGTACATTCAAAGGAATGAAGTTTAGTATCACATCAGGTAAGAAGTATCTTAAGATCATATCACATGATTGGTGTGATAGAAACAATGAGTGGAGAAGTGGTGGTGTTCATGCTTTTGTTAATAAGCATACAGGTGAGATCTACAAAGCAGCATCATGGTCAGCACCTGCAAAGCATGTACGCTATGATCTAAGAATTATTAGAGATCGTGAGTATGTTCTTAACCCTGATAACTGCGGTTGGTCAGGTGGTTATCTTTACATGAGGTAGAAATTATGTTAGTTGATTTAAGTAAAAAAGAACTTGAATACATTGTTACGGCACTTTGGAAGTGTCGTAAAACTGAGGGTGAACCACAATGTGTTCAAGTCTATGATAAGTTAAAACCATTACTTGAAGTTTGTACTTGTAAGGAGGATTAAATGTTACACCTTGTCGCATTAGCACTAATGTGTGCTATAATATCAGCAATGATTGTTCTCACAGTCTACAATCCCCATCATCATTAAAATGATCTCAACCACAGTTTCCTTCAAACCAATTACAAACAGAGTTAGGGCAGGAAAGCGTGGTAAGCATATCATGTGTCCTAATTGTAGAACAATTCGTAAAGTTTATCATTTTAACTTTTCAGGATTGACATGCCCACATTGTAGAGAATCATTTGACAAATTATCATGGAGTGTGGAACAATGAGTAATAATATGACTGGAATTCAAAAACTGTTGTTTATTTCTTCATTCTTATGGACACTACATTGGGGAACAAGAGTCGTATCTATCGTAGTGGATACGGTTATTCTAAACGCAGGTGTGAGAGTATTGCCAACTGGTTTTTAAATACTTTCCTACCTAGACATCATATTGATGTAACTGTCATCCATAGAGGATTGATTAGAGAAGATGCTATGGGTTTCTGTGACTGGATAGGTACGTCTTATAAACCTAGAGACTTTGAGATACAGTTACAATCTAATATGAATGAGAGAATGTATAGTGAGACTCTATTACATGAGTTAGTACATTTGAGACAATGGGTTCATGGTACATTGACCATGAAGAGTGGTAAGTTTGTATGGGAAGGTGAGGATATACATCACATTGATTATATGAATCAACCTCACGAAATAGAAGCATTTAGAGAAGAAGGTATTCTATACCGTAGATACATGAAAGAAGTTCATAATGTGACAGTTCAAGAACCGACACAATATTTCCCCAATAGATTAACTCAACCACTATAATGGAGTTATGAAAAACACTCACATTGAACATCCTGAAGATGCTATTCTTACAGGAGATCTATCTGTCTTAGATTGGTTTTGTTCCATGAAGGGAGCAAAGGCATCACTTAAGATGGATGGTGCACCAGCAGTTGTATGGGGTACTAACCCTGCTACTGGTAACTTCTTTGTTGGTACTAAGAGTGTATTCAACAAGAAAAAGATTAAGATTAATGAGACACATGAGGATATAGAGCGTAATCATCCTGATGAGGATCTATCAGAAAAATTACATACATGTCTTGACTGTCTACCACGCACCGATGAGATATATCAGGGTGACTTCATTGGTTATGGTGGAGATCATACATTTCAACCTAACACATTGGTCTATTCATTTCCTGATGTGATAGAGCATGATATTATCATAGCACCTCATACTGTTTATGACTGTCCAACTGGTAAACTTAGTGAGGCAATCGCTAGTAGTTTAGATCACAATTTACCTGATGATCCTACAGTATTATTTGTTAGACCTAATGTAGAGTTTGGTATTACCACTCCTATCATTGAGCGTTGTAAGTTTGCAAAACAAATGGCACAACTTGTCACATTTACTGATGATAAGGGAGCAAGAGAACTTAAGAAGAAATTGAACCAATGTATTCGTGAAGGTATTGATGTAGGTTATGATAATAACCTTATAGACTTTTGGAAGTTGGTACAATCTATCAAGAATGACTTTATGGAACTATTCGTACATGATGCTGAGTTTGCTACATTTTTAGGTCATTCTGATGGCATAGATCAGGTTGATGGTGAGGGTTATGTCATGTGGAACAGTATAGGAACTTATAAATTAGTTGATAGAGACATGTTCTCTCACGCAAATTTTAATCAAAGTCAATTTGGGAGGGTCTAATGGAACCAATAGAACTTACAATCAACCTTACTGAGGCAGTAGAGGATCTACAACTGGGTCTAACCAAAGAACAGGTTGAATATATCGCTAATGATATTAAGCGAGGATGGGACTTCTCTCACATATATGAGGAAATCGAAGTAAAGGTTGAAGAATCTGCAAGGTATGCTAACATTACATTATCCACTTGATTACCACAATGTCACAATTTTCTGAAAAAACTATCAACAAACTTGCCGATACACTTGTTGAGGATGTAATTGATTACATCATGGAAGATGAGAGACTCAATGAGTTCTATCTTGAGATTATAGGTGACGCTGTATGCGATAAGATAGGAACAAAGAACCCTGATGGTACATGCTCTATTGATGGTGGAGTATCTGCTGAGTTGATTATTGAGATAGCAAGTAGAATACAATTAATAAGCACCCCTGATGTGAGATATAGAAATACAGGTGCTATTGATGATATAGTATCATTCTTCAAAAGCAAGAAGAAAGAGACAGTTTGATAAGTGTCACATGACCCCTTCACTAGGGGTCATTCCATTGTTATAATAGAAGAGTAAACAAGGGAACAACCCATGAAAATTTCTTCTAAAGACGGTAACATGGTTGTTGACTTCTATCCTGTTAAAGATTGGGATGGTACAGTAATCACCAGTCACATGCTAAAAGTATTATCTTTTAGAGGTGATACCCAAAAGAAAATGTTAATCACTCATCATGAGTTCTATCATCAAGTCAAGTCTTATGTTGATAAGCATAAGTATGTAATCACAGATGATACCATGCTTCCTCAATTCCACAATTTTATTCAGAGGGTTTCTTACACATGAAGGTATTCGACTCTGTAGACCTGTTAGTTCAGGTCTATGAAAACTACGTCACAGATCAGGGACTACCCTATGTCTCTGCTGATGAACAGGACAAATCCGAACTTACCATTGAACAGGTAAGGTGGATGGAATCATTTGAAAACCTATGGGATCTTGCAACATGAGAACACCTTCTAATCAAGTTTTTGCCGACATTGACTTCTTAGTTGATGAAATGGGTATGGATGCTGACCAATGCGATGAGATCTTACATGCTTGTGATGATCTTGGCGGCATTAGTGCTGAGTATTTCTGTGAAGAGTTTGTATTTCTTCCTGATGACTCTACACCTGAAGATGTAGCAAGGTTACACTCTCCAGATTATCTTAAGATTCAATGGGGTCTTACATGATATAATAAGTACATACCAAAGGAGTTTCCAATGTACTTTGACAAGACCAAAGAAACCATGTATTTGGTTACAGACATTTTCTTTGATACCACTAAGGGTGGAAACAGAGAATTTGACTCTGAAGAGGCATCTGACTTAACAACTGATGCTATTGGACTATGGTATGCTAGGGATGAGAACCACCTATGTGATAAAATGTCACAAGCATTTGGTTTCCCTATCATTAGCATAAACGCTACTACTAACACTTTACATCCACTTACTTCCTATCTCTAAAATGTCAGATTTATTAAACAGTTACACATTTGAAGCAAAGAAAATTGTTTACTATTCAGTAACAGTTGGTGCAGAAAACAAAACTGAA